GCAGCACTCACGATATCGTGAAAGCAAAACCGGGTCTCCGAAATGCCGAAACGTGAAAAAGCACCTCCTACTTCGAAAGCAAAAGCACGCCCAGGGAAGCGTCCGAAACAGGGGGAATTTCTCGAGGACAAAAAAGTCACGAAGTCCGTCTACCACGATTTCGTGATACGGCGTTCGCGTCGCGCACCCAAATGGCATCCCGTGAAAAAGATGCGGTATGTGTTTTTCCGCATGATCGGTGGAGCCACGGTGACGGACGCACTGCGCGAAATTCACTGGCCCGCGTCGGAGTTCTGGTACCTGCTCGACCTCAAGCGGGAGTCGCCGTTCCAGGAAGAATACACGAGAGCAAAGAAGTTGCAGGGACGCGCGTTCGGCGATACCGTGGCGATCATCGCGGAGGGTCGCGATATCGTGACGAAGCGCGGTAAGATTGTCGCGAAGAAGCTTGTGCTCAAGGCATTGCGCCATGCAGGAAAGACGAAATCGAAATCGGCGATGCGCACCATCCTCAACAACATGATGGCGTCGCTCGACTACAACGAAGCGAAGGTGCTCAACCGCAACAAGGTGCAGATCGACGCGGCGAAGTGGATTGCGAAAGCGGTGAACCCTGGGGAGTTCGGCGATAAGTCGTCCCTCGCCCTGGGCACACCTGACGGGAGCGGCGGTGCGATCGCGAAGCCGATCACGATCCAATTCATCGGACCCGACGGCAAGGTGGTCCCGCTATGAAGCGCGTCAATCCCAGGAAAAAGAAGAAGGTCCTGAAGAAGGATACGCGCGTCAAGTTCAAGTCGAAGAAGGCAGCAGCACGGCGGAAAGCAGCAGCGCGCTCCGAGGTTGTCATCCAGGAAGGCCTGGTGCAACTGCCGGCGTATGCGCGCAACCTGTGGAAGCCGAAGCGCTACAAGGTGATGTGGGGTGGTCGCGGTGGTGCACGTTCCTGGACTGTCGCTCGCGTACTCCTCATCAAGGCAGCACAGTCCAAGCTGAGGATCCTGTGCACGCGCGAGATGCAGTCATCGCTGCGTGACTCGGTGCATCAGCTGCTGCGTGACCAGATCGATCTCATGCAGTTGCCTGGGTTCTCGGTAACAGACCGCGAGATCCGACACACGGTCACTGGATCGGTGTTCCTGTTCGAGGGCCTGCGCTACAACGTCTCGCGCGTGAAGTCGCTCGAGGGTATCGACATCTGCTGGGTGGAAGAAGCAGAGCGCATCTCGGCGCGCTCCTGGCAGGTGCTCATCCCCACCATCCGCAAGAGTGGTAGCGAAATCTGGATCACGTTCAATCCCGACCAGGAAGGTGATGCGACATACCAGCGCTTCATCGTCCACACACCGAAGGATACCTGGGAGCAGCAGATCAACTGGGAAGACAATCCCTGGTTGACAGAGGAGCTACGCGCGGAGAAGGACTACGCGTACGAGACGGATCCGGAAGCAGCAGCGCACGTGTGGGGAGGAGACCTGCGCACCATCAGCGAAGCGCAGATCCTCCGCGGCAAGTGGGTCGTGCGTGAGTTCACTGTTTCACGCGATGCAAAGGGAGAGCCGACCTGGAACGGTCCCTACCAGGGTGAAGACTTCGGCTTCGGCGTTGATCCCGCGGCAGCAGTGCGATGCTGGGTGCATGATAACGTGCTCTACATCGAGCATGAGATGTACCAGCACAAGCTCGAGCTGGATGACACTGCACAGGCGCTCAACGACGCGATCCCTGGGTTCAGCGACTACGTCACGCGCGCAGACTCATCGCGCCCGGACTCCATCAGCTTCTTGCGTCGGCATGGAGTACCGCGCATCGGACCAACGAAGAAAGGTGTGGGCTCTGTCGAGGACGGCATCGCGCACCTGCGCTCCTACAAATCGATCGTCATTCACCCGCGCTGCAAGCACATGGTGGATGAGGCGAAGCTGTACGCGTACAAGGTCGACCAGAATTCCGGCGATGTACTCCCGATCATCGTCGACAAGCACAACCACCTGGTTGACTCACTCCGCTACGCGCTCGAGCCGATGATCCAACCCCGACGTCGTGCAGGCTTCTTGTTCGTCAATGTCGCGGTGCCGAATCCCACATGCCCGGTGTGTGAGTCCGCACTACCTGATGATGGCGAGTGCCCGCATTGCGGTGCCCTGGTGGATATGGCGACAGGCCAGCTGATCGACTTGACCGATGCTGTTGAGCAGGACGCTGCACTGCGCGAGCGTGTTCGTGCGCTCACCATGCGCGAGGAGGAACCAGTCACACCGATGGTCTCGACACACCGCAACGGGAACGGCAATGGACACTCGAACGGCAATGGCACGACCACACCCACATCCACCGACGCAACACGCAATCGATTTGCGAGGCTGAGAGGACTCAATGACTGACCACCCGATGAGGCTCACATGATTCCTCCGCATGTCCAGAAGCTGTTCCCGCTGCGCGGACTACACATCCCGCAGCTGACAGCCAAGGTACACGACGCGCCGATCCCGGAAACGAAAGCGTCATCCATCTCACTGCTTCCCCAGGGTGCGTACGGATCGAACTATTCGTTCTTCTCGCCGGACGGTGGCATCACGATGATAGACATCGCGGATGGAGGGCATGTGGCGATGGCGTTCCTCGCGTATTGGTATGTCGCGACACGCTGGCGGGCACAGAAGATCGCCGAAGCACCACTGATGGTGATCGAAGAAGACCAGGACAACGGCAGCGAAGAGTGGTTGCCCGATCATGAACTCGTCGGCATCCTGGATGAGCCATCACCCGATTACGATATGGGTGAGCTGCTCGAGACGACGTCGCACTACCTGGACAACACCAGCGCATGCCTGTGGGTGATGGATCGCGATCGTGCAGGACGCGTCGCACGCATCACACCGTTCTCGCGCAATGAATTCGAGCCCAAGCGCGACAACACGCGGCTCTACGCGTACTTCACGGTGCAGACTGCTGATGGTTCGGTGGACAAGGACGCCGAGGATGTGTGCTTCTTCCGCGACGCACAACAGTCATCGCCCGCTGCCTGGGGACGCACGCGTAGTCGCCTGGATATCGCGATGAGCTGGCTCAAGCTCGGTGCACGTGCACAGCAGACGATCAACGACCTGCTCAAGAACAGTGTGTGGCCGTCTGCCGTGATGGTGCCCGACAAGGATTGGAACCCCGATGAAAAGACGTTCCTTCAGTACAAGCAAGACCTGGAGCAGTACGCACGCCAGGGAAACAAAGGCAAGCCATTCGTCGCACTCGGCGGTGGTTCATTCACGCCACTGACATCAAGCATCAAGGATCTCGTCCCCACAGACATTCTGAATCGAGTCGAGTCCGTTGTGTCTGCTGTCAGTGGTGTTCCGGCCGTCGTACTCCAGCTGCAAGTCGGCATGGAGAATAGTCCCTGGTCGCAGATGGCGCAAGCGCGACACATGGCATACGACGACACGATCGTTCCTACCTGGAGAAAGTGGGAACGCGTCATGACGAAGCAGATCTTGCGTCCGATCGATGAAGACCCGACGCACTTCATCCGCTTCGATCGCTCGCAGATCGACTCGCTACAGCGCGACCAGCTGGAATCAGTGCAGATCGCGTCGCTCATGGGCAATGCAGCATCGCTGAATGAGCGTCGCTCGATCATGGGTCTCGAGCCGGTGACCGATGATCCGAAGGCGGATGAGATTCCTGAACTGGTGCAGCCGTCCTTCGCCGAGTTGATGGCGCAGAACGCCGCAGCAGGTACTGATGGCGAAGACGGTGAAGACGTTCCTGATGACGAAGAGAAAGAGCCGGATCCGGAGAAGGAACTCGAGAAGGAAGCCGCAAAGCCGAAGGACAAGCCCAAGGATGCGGCGAAGAAAGCGCGAAGAGAGCAGAAGTTCAAGGCTGCAGCGCTGATCGACAGCTTCCGTCATGCAGCGATCCCGCTGTGGCAAGCGACCGCAGGTGCACAGCTGCACAAGGACTCGAACGCCATTGCGGAGATTGTCCAGGCGTTGCTCCTGGAGTCCGAGGGTAAGTCGATTCAGTGGAAGGCACGTGGCAAGGCACGCG